CTGGGTGGGTGACGGCATCATTGGCAGCCCGCAGGGTGGCACGCGCCGGTACGAGCAGGCGTGGAACGACTGGGCCGACTCCGTGGAGTGCGACCACGCCGGCAAGCTCAACTGGTACGGCCTGCAGGCGTTGATCGCTCGCACTACCGCCGTGCGCGGCAGCTGCCTGATCCGTCGCCGACTCGATGAGCGGATGGCAGATCAGGGCCTAGTGGGCCTGCGGCTTCAGGTGATGGAGCCGGACATGCTCGACTTCAGCCGCGATGACGGCAGCCGCATCAAGTTCGGCCAGCAGTACGACCGGGATGGCCGGCTAGAGGGCTACTGGATCCGGCAGACACACCCAGGCGAGACCGAGTGGAACGGCGTCAAGATCCAGTCTGACTTCGTGCCGGCGTCGGAGATACTGCATACCTACGAAGTCAACCGCCCCGGCCAGGCGATCGGCGTGCCGTTCGGCTCAGCGGTCCTGCTGCACCTGCGCGACATTGACGACATTGCCCAGGCGATGCTCCTCAAGACGAAGATCGCCGCATGCTTCACGGCGTTCGTCTACTCCAACGAGCCGAGCGACCTGGCGACATCGCAGCCGCTGACCGAGACGCTGGAGCCTGGCGCGATTGAGATCCTGCCGGATGGCAAGCAGATAACTTTTGCCAACCCGCCGCAGAGCCCTGACTATGTGAGCCACCAAAAGCACCACCTGCACGCCGTGGCGGCGGGCTACGGCATCACCTACGAAAGTCTGACCGGCATCCTGTCAGACGTGAACTTCTCCAGCGCTCGCATGGGCTGGATTGAGTTTCACCGCAACGTCGCATCCTGGCGCTGGAACATCACGGTTCCTCAGGTGCTCGACCCTGTACACCGCTGGTTCAACGATGCCGCCCGTGTGGCGCAGATCCGCGGGCCCCGCCGCATGATCTGGACCCCGCCCCGCCGCGAGCTGGTGGACCCGGCCAAGGAGATCACCGCGCTGATCGAAGCTGTGAAGGCTGGGTTCATGAGCCTGTCGGAGGTGCAGCGGTCGCTGGGATTCATCCCCGCCGAGGTGATGGCGGAGCTGGAGCAGGACATGGCCGATGCACGCGCCAAGGGCTTGGCGCTCAGCGTGGATGGCCAAACTGCCGCGGCTTCGGCTACACCACCACCAGCAGATCCTGTGCCGGCAGAAGCGGCCTGAGCGCACTTCCTAGCCTGTCGGCATGGAACAACACTCTCCGCCCAGTGACATGCGGCGTGCGGCCTTTCAGCCGGCGTCGTTAAACCGTGATGCTCGAACCATCGAGCTGACCTGGAGCACTGGAGCGCGAGGGCGTCGCGCTTCCTGGTTCGATGGCGACTGGTACGAAGAGCTCGACATGAGCCCTGAGGCCGTCCGCCTCGATCGGCTGAACAGCGGCGCTTCGCTGCTGAACAACCATCAATCTGCCGATCTCTCCAACATCCTCGGGGTGGTGGAGCGTGCGTGGATTGAGAACGGGGAAGGTCGGGCAAGGGTGCGTTTCTCGGAGCGTGCCGAAGTTGAGCCGATCTTTCAAGATGTCGCCGCCGGCATCATCCGCAACGTGAGCGTCGGGTATCAGGTCCATCGGTGGTCTGATCCGATCCGCAGTGCGGACAAGGAGCCGCCGACCTACCGAGCGCTGGACTGGGAACCGATGGAACTCAGCCTGGTGGGCGTCAACTTCGACGCGAAAGCGCAAACCCGTCAACACAACAGCCTGGACACTTCCATGCCTGAAACCCCGATGAACACGGCTGGGGGTGCCCCGGCCGAGCAGCAGCCTGCAACCCAGGCCCGCGCTGCTGAGACCATTCCCACCCAACCCGAACCCGACACCGAGCTTCAGCGCACTGCTGCCGAACTCCGCCGGGAACGCGACCTGCTCCGGCTCGGCCAAGACGCCGGCCTGACCACCGAGCAGACCGAAGAGCTGATCCGCTCCGGCAAGTCCGTGCTGGAGTGCAGCCGCGAAGCGATCCGGCTCCAGAGACTGCGCCTCGAAAAAGGCGACGTCCGCTCCGCTGACGGCCCCGCCCCGCTCGGCCATCCGGCCCAGGTGCAGGTGACCCGCGACAGCGGCGACACCCTGATGCGAGGCATCGCCGCTGGCCTGGAAGCCCGCGTGCGCCCCGGTGCACTAAAGGGCGATGACGCCGAGCTCGGCCGCGAGTTCCGCTCCTACACCCTGCTGGAGCTGACCCGCCAGTATCTCGACTCCCGCGGCGTCAACACCCGCGGACTGTCGAAGACCGAGCTGGTCTCGCGCGGCTTCCACAGCTCCAGCGACTTCCCGCTCCTGTTCTCCAACCTGGCCGGCAAGACCCTGGACGCCGCCTATCAAGAGGAGCCCCACACCTGGCGGCCTATCGCGCGGCAAAGGAATCTCCCAGATTTCAAGAACGCCAACGATCTGATCGTCGCTGGTGCGCTCACCCCCGAGCCCCTGCTCGAAGGTGGCGAGTACAAGGCCGGCACCCTTCAGGAAGCCCAGCACACTTGGAAGCTGGCGACCTACGCCCGCAAGGTGACCGTCACTCGCCAGGCGATCATCAACGACGACCTCGGCGCTCTGGAGCGCGTCCCCGAAATGCTCGGCCGCGGCTTCCGCCGCCTGGAGAGCAACATCATCTGGGGCCTGATCACTGGCAACGCGGTCACCAGCGTGGATGGTGTGGCGCTGTTCAATGCTGCCCACTCCAACATGGGCGGCAGCACCGGCCTGGCTATCAGCGTCGATGGCTTCAACACCGCCCGCAAGGCGATGCGGAAGCAGACCGACATTGCCGGCAACACCATCAACCTGCAGCCGCAGTTCCTGATGGTGCCGACGGACCTGGAGGCCACGGCATTGCAGTTCCTATTCCCGACCGGTTTCGCCCCCGCCTCGCGCACCGGCGACAACGGCCCTGCGATCAATGCGCAGGTTTCCGGCGTGCAACTGATCGTCGAGCCTCGCCTCGATGGCGCCTCCACCGTCTGGTATCTGGCCGCCAGCCCCGGCTCCGTCGAGGGCATCGTCTACGGCTATCTGGCCGGCGAGGAAGGCCCCACGGTGACCACCACCGAGAAGCGCGATCCCGACGGCGTTGAGCTGCTGGCCCGCTTCGACTTCGGCGCTGCGGTGAAGGATTATCGCGGCTTCTACCGCTCGAAGAACGTCTGATTGTCCATGATCCCATCGCATTGATCCAATGAAGAACCCTGTACAGAACGGTGATTTCATTGAATTCACCGCCACCGCCACCATCACCAGCGGCCAGCTGGTGCAGGTCGGCGATCTCCACGGTGTCAGCGTCACCGACGTGGCAAATGGCGCTACGGGCATCCTCGCCCGCAAAGGCGTCTTCACTCTGCCCAAACTCACTGGCGCGGCTGGTGATGCCTGCACTGCTGGCGGTCCTGTCTACTTCAGCTCCGGCAGTGTCTCTGGCACCAGCAGCTCCGGCACCCGCAAGCTGGTGGGCTACTCGCTGACCGCTGCCAACCAGGCGGCCACCACGGTCAACGTGCTGCTGGCCTGATGAGCTGGGCCAGCCGTCAAAACCTGCTGGCCCGTGCCGTCAACCGGAACCTTGGTGGCGTCCCAGTGATCTGGGGCGCTATTTCCGGCGAGGGCATTCTTGAGTCAAACGCTGAGCTTGTCAGCAATGGCAACGTCATCAGCGTGGAGTATGTGCTGCACAATCTGCCGGTGGCGGACTTCGGTGCGTTGAAGTACGGCGATCAGCTGACGGTGGATGGCCTTCTCTATGCCGTCCGTGAGCCGATGGTGGTTGGCGATGGGCGATTCATGATGACGAGCCTGGAGCTGTTGCCGGTGCCTATCGTGGAGGAAGAGGAGTAGCTGCCATGACAACGAGTTTCATCGATGCTGCCGGCAAAGGTCAGACGGTCAGCCCGACGACGCCGCTACCGGTTGATCTTGAAGACGCGACGATTGCCGGCCTGGCAATTCCCGAGCATGACAACATTCAGCTGAGCTACACCGGCGACAATCTGACCGGCGTGGCGTATCGAGTGGGCAGCGCCACGGTTGCAACATTGACGTTGGCCTACACCGGCAACAAGCTGACCTCAATCACCAAGAGCATGCCATGAACGTTACGTTCAATCCGTTCACCGGGAATCTTGATTTTGTCGGAACCCATGGCGGTGGTGGCGGTGGTGCCACCGGGCAGAGCTTTGCTGCTGTGTGGTATGAAAGAGATATTGCGAGCTTCCCACTTGTAGACCTTAGTGGCGGAACAGACTTTACTTACGCCTGGTATGGCTGCAGCTCCCTTTATGAGTTCTCGCTTGTAGACCTAAGTAGCGGGACAAACTTTTCTGGTGCTTGGTCTGGCTGCACCTCTCTAGCAGAGTTCCCACTGGTTGACTTTAGCAGCGGCACCAATTTTGAGGAATCCTGGGCTGGCTGCACCTCTCTAGCAGATTTCCCACAGGTTGACTTTAGCAGCGGAACCAATTTTGCTTACGCTTGGTCTTATTGCACTTCTCTAGAAGACTTCCCCGCCGGCATGTTTGATACATGCTTGGCCACCAATTTTGACGGAGCTTGGAATGGTTGCGCTCTCACCGAAGCCAGCGTAGACAACATCCTTGTGTCACTTGACGAAGCCGGTCAGGAGGATGGCACGGTCAGCATTGACGGCGGCACCAATGCACCACCCGGCACGGCTGGCTTGGCCGCCAAGGCGTCGCTGGAGGCTAAGGGCTGGACCGTGACGGTCAACGAATGACCACCACCCGCCGCGAGCAAATCCTCGCCTTCATCGCCTCCGCACTGGAGGACACCGAAGGCGTCAGCGGCCGCGTCTACCGCTCCAGGGTGGAGGCGTTCAGCCGGAACGAAGCGCCGGCCGTCATCATCGAGCCTGGCCCCGATCGCGCGCAGGTCTACGCCACCTGCAAGTTGGATTGGACCATGGACGTGCTGGTGGTGGTGCACACGCGCGGGCAGATCACCGACCAGCTGGCCGATCCGATTCTGCTGGACGCGCACAGCAAGCTCATGGCCGACCGCACGCTCGGCGGCCTGGCTATTGACATCGTGCCAACCATCACCGATCCGCAACGCGACAAGGCTGACCTCACATCGCTCTGGCAGGTGAACACCTATCAGGTGCGCTATCGCACGGCCGTGAAC